CATGAGAGGTGTCAACGGTGGCAACAATCCAATCATTGATGAGCGACAACGCCAGATGTGGTGGAGTGGCGAAGCGGTCAACAAGACCGACGCTGACTTGATGATTGACAGCATAAGTCTCAGACACATTCCAACACCAGCGATGTTGCCATTCACGGTTGACACGGTGAATCAACAAATTGCAGGTGTCAGCAAATACACAGCGTTGACTGTCGAGGCAGAGAATGTCAAGCCAAGCAAGAACATGAACATAACAGTCTCGATATGTCCCGTTGTCAACAATGTTCCAACAGTAGCAGGTATCAATCTCAGACAGGTTGAAGGTGGCACTCCATACACGAACTTTGACAACCTCAGTCTGGACTTTGTTGGAGGATATGGGAGTGTTGATTTGGAGAGTCTGCCAGCAGATGCAATCACCAATGGATTCGTTATTCGGTTCAATTTCACAGTTCCATCATCAGCAGATGCAGACTTGCATCCTGTGGATTGGTCAACGACTCCAATCATTCGCTCTTGGTCTCTGGAACACGACATCGCACCAACGACCACTCTGAGCGTGATAGGCAACACATTCAACGGCGATGCAACACCTCCAATTGACACAAAAGTGGGACACATTATCTCATTCAATGCGGCTGGACAAACAACAGACGAGGACAGAGTTCTGACGGCATTCAAGTTTGACTTTGGCGATGGTGTCATCACAGAATATCTGGATTTGTCAGACCAAACTCAACAGTTCAATACCATGAACACGGCTCACTCATATCTGACGGCTGGAACATACAACGCAAGCGTGTATGTCAAGGATGATAACGGCAACGAATCTCAATCTGCCACAGTTCAAATCATCGTAGCAAATGCACCTCCTGTTGCCGTATTGAAGTCAATACCTTCTCTGACTCGCTCTGGAACTGCGATAACTTTGGATGCAACCGATTCCTTTGACATCAATGCTGGAGGAACAATCTCGACATACACATTCACATTTGGCGACGGGTCAACCGCTGTCAGCAACGCATCTGGAGTGGTTCAACACACTTATGCGGTGGCTGGTGAGTATCAAGCCACACTCGTTTGCACAGACAGCGACGGTGCTACATCTCAGACAGCAAGTGCGGTCATCAAGGTCTTGCCAGCGACTCTCGTGATTCCTCTGACATTCAACATCAGACCAACAGCATTCCAACGCACCAGAGCCGCCTCAATGAACCAGACAGCGGTTCTTGATGCAACATACCCAGAGATGACAGACACAGGCCAGAGAAGCGACGAGATGAGCCTTTCTGGAATGTTCCTTCACAGCACAGCCAATTCTGACATTCTATTCGTTGAGGACTTGATGTTGGCTGGCTCTTTGGTTGAGTTCCTGTATGAAGATGTTGACTATTCTGGCAACCCATCTGGCAAGACATTCGTTGGCAGAATCACCACATTCGATTATGAGCGTGAGGGCGGCAATCAAGGTCAGACTCCATACACCATCACGATGGTTCGTGAAGCAGGTCTTGGTGTCTGATATTCAGCCCGATACATCTGGAACTCAATGGTTTTGTCCACAGTATATGAAGGATTGACCGATTCTGGATTTAGGAACAAATCCATTGAGATTCGGCAAAGCATTGATATACTGAAAGCGTCTGGTTGACAACATGGACACCGCACCAAACACCGACAACCGCACACCGAACCACCTCGCAAATTGGGGAACAGGCCAAGACAGAGTTCACCTCGCAAGTGTCCACACAGGATGCTGTGTTGGATGCAAAAAGAAAGTCTATGTCTGGTCGAGCAACGACCACGAAGCAAACATGACTGTTGATGAAGTCAAAGCAACCGACTTTGGACTTTGCTCTTTCGTCAGCAATTTTTGGCTTGACCGAATGACAAACTGAGCCGATTTTTAGGAACATAAGCATTGATATTTGGAAGGTATTATAAGGGGCAACCCCCAGCATTGACCATGAGCGCAAAGACGAACCCCGCTGAAATGAAGTCCCTTGAGGAAGCCGCTGAATACCTAAAGACCCGAATCGCAGAAATCATCGCAGATGAAACTCCAGAATGTGAAGTGGGAACTGAAAACTGCAAAGGAACAGAAGCAGACCTTGTAGTATTCCACCACGACATTGGCGACACTCATTATTCATGCAAGTGCTGTGGCATTGGTTATTGGTATTGAATCCCAACCGTGATAAGCCACGAGGGTTGACCTCAAGGCATGGATGAGAACTCTCTGGAGAGGTTTCACCGACTCATCAGAGGCGGCTCAGATGGTGTCGTTGTCAATATGCCTCAAGGCATTCTGGATGAGATTGAGAGGATGGGTTCAGACCCACGCAGACCCAAGACAGCAATCGCTCGCTGGGCATCTCAGACATGGTTGGAACATCAGCACGAAGCAATCAGAAACGGCGAGAGCGTTGCTCTGGATGCGAGCCATGTTGAGAAGGAACTGATGGAACGCCCACAGCACTATCCAACGACTTGGGGCTTGGACATGATTCCATTCCCAGATGACATTGGAGGTTGGGCTTTAGACAAGACGAATACGCTCTGCTACACATCTCTGAATACACCACGCCCATTTGACCCACATCTGTTCGATATGTCAAAGGCCATATCTGGTTCGCCAGATGGCAAATTGGGATTCGGTTATCATTATCAACACAAGTCTGGGATGGGAGAAGTGTATGACATCACGACCAGAAGAGGTGGCGGCGCAAGAGGTGGATTCGCATTCACGACGGGTCCGACTGAGGGCGCATATTCGTCAGCAGTTCTGCCACAGCCACAGTTCAATCTGGGTCGTCTGGGCTTCTCTAATGGCGGCTGGAATCCAGAAGGTCTCCAATGGACAAACAGACCCAAGAGAATGAAACTCAGCGGTCTGAGGAACGGCTGGGCGCATCGTGTGATATTCGCTCGCTCTCGTCAAGTCATGTTCAGAAACTTGTATGGCGACATGGATATTGTTGAAGCAGTTCCAAAAGCACCGACTGTTGTTCTGAATGGACTGACAGATGTTCACGGAGTTATTGGGGTCAATATGAAGAAAACTTTCAACGCACCGACTGAACTTGAAATAACAATCAACAATCCAAACGGCAGAAGGACAGGAATGTTCAATCGAGGCGACACGATTCAGATATTTGCCGCACCAAGAACTTGGGCGAGTCCTCCTTTGGTTTTCACAGGATTCGTGTCAGAGATTGAAGAGTCAACCGATGAAATCAATCTGTTCTGTTTGGATTCTCTGGGGCTTCTGGGGCTTGAAATTATCAAGACCGACCAGAATTATTTCAAGGCAGATGCTCTGACTATCGCCAAAGACTTGATTGCCAATTCGGTCTATGCACCTCCGATTGGCAGAATCAAAAACGAGTCCAGAATAACTCTGCCTCAAGGTCTCAAGTTCAAAGGACAGAACCGCTTATCTGCGATTCAGACGATACTGAACATCATCAACAGCACACCAAACAAGTTCCAGATTTATGCAACATCAGACGGCTACATCACAGTCAGAAAACTGAAAGAGGTTTATGACACGAATACAACCCCCTATACGGCTGGAACTGTCCCAAGAACGGCTGACCCACAGGACTTCTATCCAACGGCCATACAGAGGCTCTCTGGGGATAAAACAGGGTTCAATGTCGTCGTGGTTGAGAACAGCGATTTGAACATCAGCATCACCGTTCCAAAAGTCGGCTCTGACAGATTCCCTGCGATTCCTGTTGAGCGTGTTGTCCAAGACGGGTCAATCGTTGATGAGCAACAGGCCAGAATGGTTGGTGAATACTTCTTGAATACTCAAGGCTCAGACAACACCAGATGGATTGTTGAAGGAATCCCAGAACGGTTTGACATCGAGGTTGGAGATGTGATGGAGTTTGCATCGTCAGAGGGCAACCTGTCTGGTCGCCAACGCATCTTTGACATCTCGTGGGAATTGGGCGTTGGAACAAGCAACATGACGATGAATGTTGGCCGTCAAGCACCCGATGTCATATCCACTCTCCAATACGCTCTGGGAATCTCGCAAGGTCGCTGATTTAGGAACATAAGCATTGAGATGCCGATGTATTGATATAGTAGTGGTTGTTCACATAGATTGTTGGGGGCGCAAACCCCCAGCCGAAGTGATACCTCCCGATGCGAGTCGGGGGGTGAATTGAAAGGCCAGACCAGCGAGATTTAACACTCCCTGTGCGATACCCTAATGCGAAAGTTCTCATCATGCACTCCCTCCAGATACAGTCCCTCCATCATACTCTCTTATCCGCTTGGTCTGGCCGATGACACTCAGAGGCTAAACTCCGAGTCCCGATTCAGCACCCCTCGTGGGATAAGTCTGCTACAACCTTTGCTGGGGGACAACGAGGGGGGCGAACCCTCCCTAAGCCGTGAAGAGTGGTCGCACACCTAAGTGGTGCTGGGGCGTGGGCTTGACCTGCGATTCCCGCCCACACCGAAGCGGTGCTGGAATTAACCAGCAACGGGGTGCGACTGAAAGAAGCGTTAAACTGAGTTCTGGGATTTGTTCGCCCCAGATGAGTGTCTGCCCTCAGAGGGGGTCGTGGTAAGGGTGGCATACCCACG